CCGCCGTCGCCCCGGGATCCGCCGCCATCCGATCCCCGTCCCGCATCACGCCCCGGATCGTATCTCGGACCGCCGCGTCCCGCTCGTCCGTCGCCGCGTCCGCCGCTCGATGATCCCGATACAACGCCCGCGACCGCGTCAACGCCGCCGACAACCGCCGGACGGAATCCGCCATCTCCGCCGCCGCCGCCGAATCCGCCGAATGACGTCCCGCCATCGCCGCAATCGCCGCCGGAGCCGCCCCGTCGCCCGGACGCGGCACGACCGCCCACACGACGACCGCGACGACAACCAGAACGCCCATCGCCGCAATCACTCCCTTCACGCCGCCCCCACTTCCGCCCACAGGGATTCCACCGCGCCCGCCGCCAACGCCGTCTTTGCGTGATCGTTCGGTGACGCCGACATTTTCCCCCACTGAATATGCGGCAAATCGCGGAACGTCCATTTCGCGCCCGCCGCCAATCCCGCCGCAATCGCGTCCGCCGCCAACGCCTCCCAAAACGCCGACGTCGCGTCCCAACCGTGAACGCGGTGAATCACGTCCACCGCCAGCCCGTAGTTATGCCACGACGCCCCCGCGCCCGCCTTCGTCACCACCCCGCGCCCGTCGTCATACTCGCGCCCCATCCCGAACAACCAATCCGACCGCTCCGGGGACCGATACGACTCCGCAATCACGCGGTTCGGATCTTGCGCCAGAATCTGCTCCACTATCGCCCGGAAGCCCGGCGCGAGGTTCTCGAGCGCCTTCGACGCCGGAGGTTCTTTCGGCACCGCTCCAAACTTCGCCATCGTTTACTCTCCCCCGGACGTCGAACCGTCCGCCTTTGACCGTCCATAAAACGTCCCCACCGCCCCGGCAAGCAACGCCGCCACCGTCGCCGCCTGATCCGGATGCCGGAACGCGAACACAATCGCCCCGCCCGTCACGGATAAGCCTGCAAGCCGCGTCGAGGATTGCGGCATATCCGCCCGGACGAATCCACTGATCCACCGAATCGCGTCTTTCATCGCCGCGCCTCCGTTGGACGGATTTTCCCGACCCATCCCATCACCCGCGCATCGTGGGACACCGAATCGTTCGCCCGTCGACTCCTCCGCAACGGATCCGCCCGCTCGTCCAGCCGGACCGCGGTCGCCTCAATCCGAACCGTAACCTTGCGACGCGACGTCACGCTCTGGAGTACCGTATTGACGACGAACGATTCTCCGCGCTTTACCGCGCTCTCCCAATCGCTCGACACTTGTTCCCGATCCGACGCCACCACCGCGCTCAACCATCCGTTTCCCCGCGCCTGTTCGTCCGTCATCCCGAGAAGCTTCGTCATCGGATTATTGACCGCAATCACACGACCCGCCGGATCCGCATCGAACACGCCAATCGCCGACTCGTCCGCCAACGCCCGGACGAACGCGGAGTTCACCGCCGTCAACGTCGCCGCACGTTGAACTTCCGTCCGCGTATGCGTCAGAATATCCAACATCGACGACCCGCCGTTTGGAAACACCTGACCCTTTACCGCCTCGATGGAATCCAGACCGTTCGTCACGCGGACAATCGCCGCTCCCATTTTCTGCTTGACCGGACGAATGACCATCTTCCAGCCCGCAAATACCGATCCCACAATCCCGACGCCGGACGCGAGTCCCTTCGCCGCCGCTTCGAGATCTATCATCACGGGACACCGCCGCCGCCGTTCGTCGTCGTCGTCGCCGCGGACGCGTTCTCCGCCAGCGCCGCCCGTTCCTGTAAATGCGCCAGTTCCGCGTCCGAGACCAACGTCCAACCGTTCGCCAGCGCTTCCAGATGTCCGTTCAGCGCCTTCGCGCCCGTCGCGTCGCGAATCTCGACGCCGATCTGATCCAACTGGAACGCCACGTCCCGACACCGATCGACCGCGTCCGCCGCGTTCCGTCCGATTCGCTCCGCCGCGTCCAGCGTCTGCTTGATCCGCTCAAAAAATACAAAGACCGACGGATCTTCCTCCACCGCGTCCGCCGCCCGTCGCAATCCCTGCACCATCGCCACACGCGCCAACAACGTCGCAATCGCGTCGTGAATCGACGCCGTCGCCACATAAAACGCGTCCGTGTCCGCCGTTGTCCCCTTGCCCGCCTCCGGCGTAATCGCCGCAAGAAGCGCCGCGCTTTCCGTTGTCGTCGTCATTTTAGACCGTCGCCTGTGTGTTTGGAGAAGTATAAGTCACATAAAACGCTCGGACGCGAGCGTTGCCGTCGTTTGCGTACGTGGTGTTGACGTCGAGGATTTGCGCGTCAATTGTAAACCGTTCCCCCGACGTGACTTGCGACAAAGACGCCGAAATCGTGACCCACGCCGCGGAAAACGACGCCGATGCGATATACGCAATAGACGCCGACGTCGACTGTAAACGGAGGTCGATTTCAGAATGAACGCCCGTTGTTCCCGCTTGCCACAACTCGACCGCAAAGTTCGTAATGGTACATCCATTCGGCAACACAAACGACGTCGTAAATCGCGCCGCTTTATAATAAATACTTCTAACCGCGCCGTCCGCGTCTTGCGTATAATCCACATTGACAACGCCCTGATACGGCACCAACTGACCCGCCGAGAACTGAATCGTTTTCGACGCCGTAATCGTTTCCCGATATTTTTTTCCCTGAATCGTCTGTCCTGCCGTCCCGAACTGATCGTACGGAATCCCGGTAAAATAGACGGTCTCGCCGAGCGCCAACGTGACGCCGAGGTTGAACCGATACGGCGACGTCCCGCTCGCCGTCGTTCCGGAGGACGCCACCGTCGCCGCGGACGGATACGCCGACGCGGACGCCAGCCATTTTACATACGACGTGTTATCCGGCGCATTTACGACGATCGCCGTCGCGCCCGCGTTATCAATCGACAACTCCGTCCCCGGAGCCGCGTCCTGATCCTGTTGCGCCGCCTGCCACACGACATATGAATCCGCCCGCCCCGTTAGGTTCGTCCGGAACCGCACATAGCCCTGTCCGCGAAACTGCGGCGCAAGCGTCGCCGTGAAACTCCGCGCCGTCCCAAACGTCGCCGTATAGGACGCCGCCACCGGAAGCCCTGTCACGTTATCGACCACGCCCGTCAATCCCGACCACGCGACGTAGACCGTTCCCGTCGTGTATTGCAACAGCGGGTCCGTCAACGTGACCGAAAACGTCACCGTCGACCGATCGGACGCCGTCTGCTGTATCGCCATTGAGATCGGAATCGACAGCGGCACCGTCCCCGGGGACACAACGACCGATCCCGTCGACGTCCGCCACGATGACGGATCCGCGCCGTAAATCGCCCGGACCGCCGCGTTGATCGTCGTCGACGTATTCGTCGCCGGGACGTTGATCACCGTCGCCGTTCCCGCGACGCCGACGTTCACGACCGGAACGACATACGTCGACAGATTGTTCGGATCCGCGCCCGTATATAGCACCACCTCATATCCGGACAACAACGACGCCGGATTGATAGACACCGGGGAAAACGTGACCGTCGCATATCGCGGCGGCTTCACGCCCGGTTGCAACGGGTCCGTCGTATCCGTCCCGCCGACGTCGTCCAATGCCTTCGTCCGTTGCGTCGTCGATCCGGATCCCGTCGGTGCCGTTCCGGAGATGGACAACGTCACCGACGCCGGATATGGCGGATCCACGCCGATCGACGTCGACGGCGTAAACGTGTAGGTTGACACGCCCGCCAAGTCCTCCAACGCCCCGCCGAATACGTTATACGACGCGAACTTGAACAACAACGTCCGCCCCAACCACTCCGTCGGCACTTCGTACAAGAACACGTTCTCGTCCATTCGCGCAAACGGAACGCCCGACGAATGACTCGCGCCGACCGTTCCCCACGCCCCGCGCTCGATCCGGGACATTGTGTACGCATAGGTTCCCGTCAACGTATCGGTCGCCGGAGCCAGCAGTTCTCCGCCCAAATAGCACAGGGACAGGAGCGAGATCGCCGAATCGTCCGAGACGGACGTCAGGGATCCGCCGGAAATCGACAGATCAACGCCCACCGTATGCGCCGTATCGAACCCCGTCCCCGCCGCCAACGCCGACGTCGTGACGCCGTACCGCGCCTTCTGCGTCACCGTCCCGCCCTGCGCGAACGTCGTCCCACCGTCGCCGGAAACCCACACGTTCGCGCCGCCCCACCACTGTCCGCCCGCCGTCGCAATCGCCACCTGCGGATTCGCCGTCGCCGCGTTCCCCTTCCCGTACAACGCCGGGACGTCGAAGAACAACGGCGTCGTCACTGACCCCGGACTGACCGCCGTGTTGATGATCCCACCGTCGCCCGACTGCGTCGTATACAGCGTCGAGGACGCCACGCCGAACGGCCATTCCTCGGCTTCAAACGTCAGGTCGCCGCGTTCATTTTCCACAATCGTCCGAATCCGGACGACCTTTTGATTCAGACCGAGGAACGGCTCCGTCAACGTCACCAAATCCATCGGATCGAGCAGAATGTATTTCCACGACAACCGGAACGTGTAGACATTCCGCACATAGCACGACCGTTGCGCCCGAATACGCGAGATCGCCAACGCCGTATTCAGGGACGCGATCGCGTGAAGCGCCATCGTCCCGCCCTGTCGGATTCCGTACTGATCCGCATCCACAGGCTCCGGATCCTGCACTACGCTCCGATTATAATCGTTCGCCCGATCCGTGAACTCGACCGGAATCGTATTGAACGTGTCCCGGAGCGGCTTCCGCGTCACTTTGATCACGTCCTCCGATCCGGAGCGCGAGAAATCGTCGTTCGTTAGGTCGTAAATCGGCGTGTTGTAGGGCGTATATGTCACGCCGTTCCCGGTAATCGCCGAATCGCCGTAAGGGACCAACTTCAACACGCCCTGCGAAAACACCGCCTCGGTATTTGACGCGTCCAACAATCCGCGGATATGTTCCGCCGCCGGACGCTGATCCGCAATCGTCGGCGACAACAAGAACCCCGTCGCTAAACAGTAGCGCCGATAGGACGAATCCGCGCCGCCGCTTGGACCGACGCTCGTACTCGCTATATGCGCCGGATCCCATCCCGCGCCATAATAGACGTTCGTCAGCAGGTCCGGGACAATATCCGCCGGATTCGCGTCCTGAATCCCGCCGCCGACGATATTGAACCCCTGCACTTCATAGCTGAAGTTCTTCAACGCCCCGGACGATCCGAGCGCAATCGGAGCCGCGGCGACGTACGCCGTCCCCGAATACCCGATCGCGTTCGTCGGATGATACGTCGACAAGAATGTCCACGTTGTTTGGGTCCGTGATCCCGTGAATAACGAGAAGCCGTAATACGACAGCCCGCCGGGAACCAGATCCTTGTCCGCCCACACGCTATTGACGCCCGCAATCGGTCCTTCCGCGATTGCCATCATAATTGTCGCCGAATAAACCCACGACGTCTGCGTCACCGATCCGCCGCCCTTTCCCACGCCCTGCCTATCGTACTGTGGAACCCCGACAAAATCGGACTGTGGGAGATAGATCACATTCGCCGACACTCGCGTCGTCCCGTACACGATCGGAATCGCGCCGCCCCACGCCGACGACTGCAACGAAATCGCCGACAACTTCGGCGTCGTAAATGCCCCCGGCTGTTGCCCGCCCCCTAGCAGTCCTGACATTCCGCGCCCTCCTCGAAGATCGTCCACGCGCCGACGTATCGTTCCCGCAATCGCGGATTCCGCTCGACGTCGTCCACCGTCACGCGTCGCGTTTCGACATAGGAATGTATCACTTCGGGGAAGGTCGTCACGATTGCCGCGTGAGAAATCACACGCCCGAACCGAAAGAGGCAAATGTCCCCCGGACCCGGACGCACTCCGTCCGGGACCTTCCGCGCCCCGCCCGCTTCGACATACTCCCGGAACATCTCTCGATTGTTATGAAGCATAAAATCCTGCGGATACGGCGCAATCGTCAACGGACCCGTCAATCCGACCGCCTCAAAGACCGCCGCAATCAGTTGTCCACAATCGACGCCCGCGCCTTTGACCCGCGCCGCGTGATGCCACGGCGTCCCGATCCACGACCTCGCTTCCGCGACAATCGCCGCCCGCCGGGACGCCGTCCCCTCGATCATCGCGCCGACTCCGGCTTCGGGATCCACGGGAACCCGCGATAATGGATCTGATTCGAGAACCGATTCGTACAGGTATCCAGCGTCTTGTCGCACCCGGGGATCACTTGAAACGTGTCCCCGCTCGCCGGGATCGCCGGGAGACCCATCGTCAGGACAATCGCGCCGCCCGTCGACGCGTACGTCTTGATCGCCGCCCGCGCCCCCGTCGCCGCCCCGGACGTCATCACAATCACGCCCAACTGAAAATAATCCGACGCGTTCGTCAACGTCGTGTGGAACGCCGTCGTCGTCGGAGCAGGGGACGCCGTCACGGACCCCGTGACGACGTAGGACGCCCGCGCCAAACCACACCCCGGATCGAACAACGTATGCGTACACGCCGGGGAGAACAGATTCCGCGGCATTTGAACCAGTAGCTTGTCGAGGTCGCTTCGCGCCGTCAACCGGACCATCGTTGACGACGGATCCACCTTCGCAATCGTCCCGGAGAACAGGACCACGCCGCCCGGGGACGTATCGCCCCATACCGCCATAAAGACCCGCGTCAGGACCACCGTCGCGCCGTCGAACACGCCGTTCAACGCCGCCTCCGACAACGGGATCCCCGCGTACTGAATGACGCCCCCGCCCTGCCCTAACGTGACGTCCAACTCGTCGACCTCCAACCCCAACACCGTCCGCGTCTTTCCCCGCGTTATCGTCGGCACCGTCGTCCCGCCTTCGACCGGACAGGTATAGGTATGCCCGCCGTAGGACAGATTCGAGTCCGCGGACGTCCAATACAGCGCCGTCCCGTCGAACAACGTGATCGCGTACAGATCCGCAATCAGAAACGTGTTCGTCGAGTTCAGAAGCGTAACAAGGGTTCCGGGAGCCGTTTTCACTTGAGCGAGATCAGCGTTAGAGTCTTGAACTCCCACTTGTTCACTACAATCCGCGCAAAATCGAACGCGTCCTGCTTGAACCGACAGACGACCGTCGTCCCGTCGAACGGATCCGTGTAGTTGAACGCCTCGTACGCGCCCTTCCGCGCCGCAATAAACGCCAGCAACGTCGACACTTCCGTGTACGTCGTATCCTCGCGCAGAATCTCAAAGGACAGGTCGTACTCGTACCGCGGCGTCGACCACCACGACGCCCGGACCTCCTTCCCGGATCCGGACGTGATTACGTCCGTCTGGTAAATCGGACGACGATGTACGTCAATCCGCAATCCGGGGAACGACGGGAACGTCGCGTACGCCATTAGATCCTCCCTACGTTCAGCGAGTTGTTCCGCGCCAAGTCCGTGATCACCGTCCGGAACGCGCCCTTGTTTGCTTGCGCGAAATCAAGGAAACTCCCCGCGTCCATCGCGTGAATATGAATATCACCCCCGCCCGCCGCGCCGCCGCCCGCCGCCATCGTCCGGACGGACTCTGCCAGCGGAGCCGGGAGAATCATTTCGTTTTTATGAACCATCGCCATTTGATCATTCGGAATATTGCCCCACCCGCCCGCCGCCGACGAGATCGA